GAATTTTCGTTGACAGATACTTTACAAGCTCTGTCTTTCCTGCGTGTGGCTGTCCTCCCACAACTATGCTAAGGTGTTTGACCAAGTGCCTTAGTGTATGCGGTTTCAAATTCCACAAAAGCAGTATCTAATTTGTTTAGTCGGTCATTATCCTTTGCAATCTCTTCTTTGAAGAAATCCTTTTTCTTTTCAATCATGCTTGCGATCGTAGAAACGTCTGTAATGTCGTTGTTTTTTGTGTCTTTCAGACGTATCCAGTCGTTAATGTATCCAAGTTCTGAATTATGTACTGTAATCTCTAAAACATGATAATCACTATAAGTAGCAGTACGATAATAAGCACCGCTGAAAGCTTTGGACAGTAGTTTATAATCACTACCATCTTTCTTCTTTTGTACCTGCACAGCTTCCCATGCTTCAAAAATTAATGTATCTCTTTTTAGCTCTCTTTCTAAGTTCTCTTTGATTTTATTTAACTTTCTGTTCATATTCTTAACTCCTTTACTGTATGCCCTGCGATCACTATGACCGCAGGGAAATTTATTATGCAATTCTTGAAATGTTAGAAGTCTTTACTTTTTCACTTCCGTATTTTCTTTGAATGTCCTCGAAAGACATTTTCTTCTTGTGCCACTTTCCGGATGGTTCAGTTGAAAAGTGCCATTTTTTACGATTCTTAGACCACTTAAAGCCTAATTTTTTTAATTCTTCTTTGTATGGGAATGTATTACCATCTACCCAAATCCAAGAGCCTACTACCTCGATATTTACACCATCGAAAGAAACAATATTATTGATTACATTTCTTAAGGCTTCGTCTGCCTTATAATCAAATGTATTTTTCTTTTCTTCTTCTGGTGTCTGCCCTGCCTTGAACATGTCAAACAGCTTCTTGTATTCGGCTGTAATCTCTTGACATGTAACAACGTCTCCGCCGTTGTCCGGGTGGTTGGCTACCATTAATTTTTTGTATTCTTTTCTGAGTTCCTGTAAGTTTTTGGCTGTAAAATATTTCATTTCTTATCTCCTTTTCTTTCTTTGACTGATCTCCTTTAACTGTCTTTATTATACATAAAATCTATGTATATGTCAATAGAAAAGTTCATAAATTTTATGCATAAAATTCTTGATGTAAAATCATGGGTATGCTATAATGATATAAAAGGAGGGAAAAACGATGATAAAATACAAATTAGATGTACAGGAAGAATTGAAGAAAAAAGGGTATACTTCTTATATAATAAGAAAAAACAAGTATTTAAGCGAGGGAACACTTGAAAAGATAAAGCGAGGCGAACAAATAAATATGAAAAGACTTAATGCTATTTGCTGTATGCTTAGAAAAAATGTAAATGATGTAATAGAAGTAGAAATAACAAATGATGAAAAAATAAAATATTTTATTTGAAAAAAGTGTTGACTTATACATAAATATTATGTATAATAAAAACAGTTAAAGGAGATAAGCAAAGAAAGAAAAGGAGATTGAAGTCATGAAAAATAATTTTTTAACAAGAGAGTATTACGGTGCCAAAGCCTTCGGTGCTGAATGGGAAGAAATGAAAAAAAACATTCTCGCAGAAATGCGGAAAAAATATAAAAACTGTATTGTTCAAGATGTGGATTATCTTGATCACATGCCATTCGATCGTGATGGACATCATGCCACTGGGTATGAAGTAAAGATTGATGGTTTCTGGGATTATGATTACGAAGAATAGAAAAGGAGAATGAAAAATGATGTATCTAACAAAAGCGCAGAAATTAAATTTAAAATACGCAGGTTTAGACTTGGGAGACGAGACAGAAAAGAAACTTGAAATCATTATGGAAGACAGCCACACCAAAAAAGAAGCTGTTGACTATTTATGCAATGGATCAGCAGTGTACGAGAAAGAAGAATTTGTAAAATTCTTTGAACAATATATGAATGAATGGGATGTTGAGGAAGAAGATCAGGAAGAGTATAAAAAGATGATTGACACTAACAAACCCGCTTTTGATTGGGGAGTTGTAGAATATGAAGGTATAACATATTTTATTGATTATGTAGCATAAGGAGGGAGCATAAAGAGTACGTAAAGGATAAAAAGGCATTAATAAAAAGAGTGTAAACAAAGGCACTTTCTGCTATGGTATAATTATATTAGATAATAACCATAGTTGGGAGGTGTCTTTTTTGATTAATAACAAACTAAAGAATTGCTGTAACGATTGCGTACATTGCGAGATCGTGACGGAGACAAAGAGAAGAGCTATCCCAGAGGATAAGACGGAAGTGGTACTTGTAAATATAAAGTGTAGTCATATGTGCGTATGCAGTAGATACCAGAAAGAGGTGCAGGATGGAAGATAAAAGCCTGTGCTGTGCAGGATGCAAGAATACACTCTACGACAGAGGGATTATGTACTGCACTAAGGATAACGGCAAGAGATTGATAAGAGACAGATACTTGACTGTATGTGATGATTACAAGACAGCAGTACCGACAACAAAAGTGTATGCAAACGAAAGGACGTGAGACAATGGGAGCAGGTGGTAGACCGCCTAAATATAAAAGTGTAAAAGAAATGCAGAAGAAGATAGACGAATACTTTGAAAGCTGTGAGGGAAAACCGCTGATAATTAACGGAGAACAGCAGTACAATAAACAAGGGTACCCAATTATCTTAGACAGAAAGCATCCTACGATAACAGGGTTAGCACTTGCATTGGGGTTTAGCGGCAGAAGTGATCTGTTGTATTATCAAAAACATAAAAAAGACAGTGATAAGTTTTACGACACCATCACGCGTGCGAAGAGCAGAGTTGAAGAACAAATGGAAGAAAGTTTGTTTCATAAGGACAGCTCGAACGGTGCACAATTTGCACTAAGAAATAATTTTAAAGACTGGGATGCAGACAAGAAGCAGGAAGAGAATAAGACAGAGGGAATTACAATAGTAAATAATATTCCTAGAGAGTAAGGAGCGGTTGCATGGTTAATTTGACGGATGTGATCGCCCCATCTTTTTATAGGGTGCATTGGGACATTCAAGACGGCAAGCATACCTATTATGATTTGTACGGTGGTCGTGGTTCTTGTAAGTCCTCGTTTGTGTCCGTGGAGATTGTGTTGGGCATGATGCAAGATGAAACCAACGGAGAATTTACAAATGCCGCGGTCTATCGAAAGGTAAAAGATACTTGCAGATCATCAGTGTTTGAACAGATAGAATGGGCGATAGATGCGTTAGGTGTTTCTGATCTGTGGGAATCGTCTGTAAGTCCTATGCAACACACATACAAGCCGACAGGACAAAAGATACTGTACAGAGGTCTTGACAAAGCTAAAAAGTCAAAGTCTGTAAAGGTGTCTAAAGGATATATAAAATATTTATGGTTCGAGGAATTAGACGAGTTCGCAGGCATTGAAGAAATCCGAACAGTACAGCAATCTATATTGCGTGGTGGTCCTAAGTTTGTTGTATTTAAGACATTTAACCCACCAATCAGCATTAATAACTGGGCGAATAAGTATGTAGCAGAAGCAAGAGAGGACAGCTATAGGCATAAGAGTAATTATACAACGGTTCCTGCGGAGTGGTTAGGACCTCAGTTCTATGTCGATGCAGACTACTTAAAAGAAACGAATGAACGTGCATACAAGCATGAGTATCTGGGAATCCCTGTAGGACTGGGAACAAATATCTTTGAGCTTCTGGAAATCCGCACGATCACGGACGAAGAAATAGCAAGGCAGGAAAAAATATATCAAGGGCAGGACTGGGGATACTATCCAGACCCGAAAGCATTTGTCAGATGTGCATATATGCCTGCATCACAAAAAATCTTGTGCATAGACGAGTTGGGCGGTCAAAAAATCCGCAACACTGCAATGTCACAGATGATTATAGGTAAGGGATACAACGACTATAGTATTAGTTGTGGAGCTGACGAGATAGAAAGCATCTTAGACTTTAGAGATGCAGGACTTGTGGCAAACAAAACAAACGTATATCCGGGTAGTCGTAAATACTCTTATGAATGGTTGCAGTGCAGGACATTAGTCATAGACCCTGCGAGAACTCCACGGCTGTATGAAGAGGTAATAAGCTACGAGCATGAGGTAGATGAAAACGGAGAAATCAAGGCAGATTATCCAGACGGCAACGATCATTTTATTGATGCATTAAGGTATGCGACAAGTCCAATGAGCATGAGACGTGGAGAGAGTGCGTAAAGGAGACAAAAACAATGATGATAAATCTAAAAGATGTAACTTGTATACAAATTGGAAATGTAATGTTAGGCATCAAGGATATAGAAAAAATATCTATCCATGATGGTGGGGTTTGGCTTACGATTAATAGCGATTTGATACAAGGAGATATAGAAACAAAAATCGGAAACGTTAAACTGATAGCGGTGGAATAGATGGGTATATTTAGCAGAATGAAAGAGATATTAAGTAACCTTTTTAGACAAAAGGCAAGAGACGAATTTAAAATTGATACTGTTACCAGTCCAGAGATGCAGAGAGCTATAGAAAAATGTGCGTACATCTATAAGGGCAGTCCGTACTGGTTAGACAAGGACGAACATATCAAGACGATCAACTTTGCAAAAGCGGTGTGTTCGGAGACAGCACGCCTTGCTACACTTGCAATAGGCATAGAGATAGATGGCAGTGCAAGAGCTAGTTGGTTGCAGGAGCAGATAGACAAGGAACTAGAACAGGTACGACATCACGTAGAATATGGCTGTGCATATGGTACAGTTGTATTAAAGCCTAACGGTGCAAGTGTGGACCTGATTACACCAGAGAACTTTATAGTAACAGACGAAAGCAACGGAGAAATTCAAGGAATTGTGTTTGTACATCGTGAAATTTCCAGTGATGGCAGGATGTATTACACCAAACTAGAATATCACAGGTACATTGAGGACGTGTATCAGATTACAAATCGTTGCTATGCTTCTAAGGATGCCAACGATACAGGAAAGCCGATTGACATAGACGAGACACCTTGGAGGGGAGAACTGGAAAATGTAGGACTTACAAACCTAAACGGACAACGACTGTATGCAGTCTTAAGGACACCACAGGCGAACAATGTAGACTTGCATTGTAGTTTAGGATTGCCTATCTTTTACGAAGCAATAGAAGAGCTAAAAGATTTAGACATTGCATACAGCAGGAACGCAACAGAGATATTCGACAGCCGAAGAATGTTGCTGCTAGACTCCGACAAGTTAATGGAGACTGGTACAAGGGTAAACAATACTCAAGATGGATTTGAGAGAAGCAAGAAGCGGTTGAGATTACCAGAGTTTGTTAAGAATGTAAACAGCACAGACATTAAAGGATTCTATCAAGAGGTAAACCCAAGTCTCAACACGGATACACGACTGACAGGAATCAATGCCCTATTGTCACAGATTGGCTATAAATGCGGATTCTCTAACGGATACTTTGTGTTTAACGAAACAACAGGCATCCAGACAGCAACAGGAGTTGAAGCAGAGCAACAGAGGACAATACAATTTGTCAAAGACGTAAGAGACAAATTACAAGCCTGCATGGATGATCTGATTGCAGCACTTAATATATTCGCTGATCTGTATCAATTAGCACCAAGAGGACCGTATGAAACCGTGTATGACTTTGGAGACATTACATACAACGAAGATGAAGATAGAGCGAGATGGTACAGCTATGTTACTTCTAACAAGATTCCATTCTGGTACTATCTAGTTAAATTTGAGGGATTTAGTGAAGAAGAAGCGAAAGCACTCGAAGAAGAAGCGCAGCCAAAAGAGCCAGACTTATTCGGGGGAGATGAAGAATAATGCTAACGCCAGATTACTTATGGTATGTGCCAGAAAAGGCAGAGAAGCAAGCGGAAGAGCTACATAATAAGATTGTATCTGTAATCGTCGAACGAATGATGATAAGGCTAGGACGTGGGGAAGATTACCTTTTTACTCCTATTGACAAGTGGCAGATGGATGTATTGCAGGATGCAGGGTATATCTTGCAAGCGGTGCAGGCAGAGATAGCACAAACGACAAAGATAAGTATTGCAGAGATCGCACGCACTATGAAAGAAGCAGGAATCAAGGCTCTTGAATGGGATGATACAATCTACAAGAAAGCAGGTCTTGAACCAACACCACTCGGGAAAAGTCCTTATCTACAGAGACTGTTGCAAAGGAATTATGAAAAGACCAAGGGAGAGATGCATAACTTTACTGGCACGATGCCGAACGCCTGTCATGATAATTACATTAAGGCAGTGGATAAAGCATATACACAGACTGCAAGCGGTACGACAGGGTACACACAAGCGGTTAAAGAAGCTGTAAACGACATAATAAACAGCGGTGCAGACGTAACCTACCCTAGCGGACACAGAGACAGCATAGAAACAGCAACTACAAGAGCGGTCCGCACTGGTGTAAGTCAGATGGCAGGAGAGATCACGGATGCACGCATGGACGAGATGAACTGGGATATAATTCTCACGTCTGCACATTTAGGAGCAAGAATTGGAGACGGTGGAGACAACTTAACCAATCATTACTGGTGGCAAGGCAAGTTTTACAGCAAAAGCGGTAATGACCCAAGATTTCCGCCTTTTTCGGTCTGCGGTATGGGAAACGTGCAGGGAATCCATGGGGCAAACTGTCGGCACTCCCACGGTCCGGGGGATGGAATAAACAATCCGTTTGAGGACTACGACAGCGAAGAGAATCGCAAAGAATATGAAAAACGGAAACGACAGAGAGAGCTTGAAAGACGTATCAGAAAGACGAAACGACAGTTAATCGGCATGAAAACGGCTGTGGATAATGCAAAGGACGAAGCCTTAAAGCACGATCTTGACATGGAGTATCAAAAAAAGGCGGCACTATTGCAGAAACAGAACAAATCCTACAATGATTACTGCGAAAAGAACAATCTTAAGAAGCAGAGTGAACGACTAAACACGGCAGACTGGAACAGGAGTCAAGCATCATCAGCACGAGGTGCAGCGACACGATACAACAATGCACGAGGTAAATAATGGATACTATAAACAAAATTATGGTAGCCTGTGGGTGGATTATAACAATTGGTAGTGCGATAGGAGTATTATATACTGCCTATAAGCATTACAAGAAGCCTACGGACGATTTGAAACATCGAATAGATCATATAGAGACAGATATTAAAGAAATTAAACAAAAGCTAAATAGTGACTACAGTGCTATTAATAATCAACGTGATGATATGAACCTAGTAATGAAAAGCATGTTTAATTTGATCGAGAACAAGATCACAGGAAACAACATTGAGGGTCTAAAAAAAACCAGAGACGATCTGATAAATGCGTTGACAACACACGACAAACAGTGAGGTGTTTGCTTTTGAAAGTATATGATTTTACCGTACCCGAACTAAATATGTTCCGTACGTATTGCAACTTCACAGATGTTGAAAGAACATTGTTCGAATATCGGGCAAAGAATATACCACTAGAGAAATGTGCAGAGCTTATGAACGTAAGTCTGTCTACAGCAAAGAGAATCAGCAGGAGAGTTAATAACAAGATTATTAGAGTATGTTAAGGAGAATAAATAATGAATTTTAAAGAAGCATTTAAAGCAATGAAAGCAGGAACAAAAGTTAAACTTCCATCTTGGGGCGGATATTGGTTCTGGGATGCAGAAAAAGAAACTATCATGATGCAGTGCAGACCGAAAGACACAGATAAAGGACAGGGAGATTTACTTGATATTAGAGAGACGCAGAGAGTTGAATATACACTTTCTAACATCTTATCTAATGAATGGATTGTGGCAAATCCAGAGAACTGTCCTGTGCTTTGTGGAGTGGCTACATTTAGTTTTGGGGATGCTATTAAGTACATGAAACGTGGTTTGAGGGCTGCGAGAAAAGGATGGAATGGAAAAGGGATGTATGTATTTTATGCCTCTGATTTTCAGTTTGGAACAAAAGCAGACTTATCAGAGTTTAATCCTACAGAAGATCCAGAATGTACAGAAAAAAATAAAGTATATGTATATGATTGCTTAGTTCTCAGAACCGCTGATAAAAAGTTACAGCCTGGATGGTTAGCATCACAGAGTGATATGTTGGCAGAAGATTGGATGTTTATTGATTAAAAAAGAGGGTATTGAAAAGGCAAAAATCCATGATACAATATAAATGTAACAAGTAATAAGTTGTTGAATAAATTATTATAAGATTTCATTTTTAGTTTTAAATGAGAGTGGTTTGTTTCGGAGATACTTTTTCATGTTATAATACTTTAATCCTTTTTTTATTTTTTGTTTATGCAATATAGTACGGTGGATTCCTAATGGAGTCCGTGGAAGTATAACTCAGTTGGTCAGAGTAGTCGGCTCATAACCGACCTGTCACAGGTTCGAGTCCTGTTGCTTCCATTTGCTCACTGTTGTGAGCATGAGAAATCATTTTTGAATTTCCTCAATTTTTTGGTTTAAATTTCATTTTTCAACACGACACCTTTTTTCATCAATTGGTGTTCCTCAATCTTATCCTTATTGTTCAAGCACCATGACCCCTATCATGGTGCTAATTTTTTAATTTAATATGATACTTTTATGAGACTTTAACGACCTGTTAGAGTCTCTTTTTTAATGCGATAATTTACACATAAAAGGGAGGTGGAAGAGTGAACGGATATAACTATAATCCTTATGCACCAATGTATCAGCAGGATACAATGCAGTTGCAGGATAGGCTAAATCAGTTACAGCAAATGCAACAGCAGTACAATAAACCAATGCCAGAGACACAAGTTCCAACACAGAATGTTAATTGGATACAAGTTGCAGGCATAGAGGGAGCAAAGAACCAGATCGTACAGCCAGGGGCTACAGCATGGATGATGGATAACAACGCACCTTTCTTTTATGTAAAGAGTGTAGATGGAATGGGCAGTGCAACTTTTAAGGTATTTAGATTCGAGGAGATACCGCCAGAAGCCACGCAGAACGCCCAAAAACAAAATGTAAACTATGATAATAGATATGTTACAAGAACAGAGTTTGAAGAACTTCTAGCAAAGCTAGGAGAGCAACCAGAGAAAGGAGAGTTAAGCAATGAGTAATCCTTTAATGAACATGATAGGCGGTATGATAGGAAACAACAACCCTATGCAAATGGTACAGCAGGTAATGGGCATGGTAAGAGGGTCTAACAATCCGCAGTCTATGGTTGAGAGCATGGCACAGACAAACCCTGCGATCAAGCAGGCAATGGAAATGTGCAAGGGAAAGAACCCACAAGAAGTGTTTAATAGCCTATGCCAACAGCAGGGCATGAATCCACAGGATATTGTGGACAAAGTGAACAAATAGATATTAAGCGGTGCACAGCTTGGTAAATAAATTTATGGAGGACAACAACAATGAATGAAGCAATGGGACTCACTGCGGCAGATGTAGCGGCAGTGACAAGAAATGACGGATATGATAACGGCTTCGGCAACGGTGGTTGGTGGATTTGGATTATCTTAATTGCTTTCCTTTTCTGTGGTAACGGATGGGGAAGAAATAACGATACCGCAACGACCGCAGGCGAAAATGCTTTCTTATCCGATGAGTTTGTTAAGAGAGATATTTTCAATACAAACCAGAACGTATCTAATACAGCTTGTCAGACACAGAGAGACGTCTTAGAAAGCAGATACACAACACAGTTAGGATTACAGCAGATGCAGGCACAACAGCAGGCTTGTTGCTGTGAAACACAGAAAGAAGTGTTACAGAACCGATATGATGCGGCTTTAATGGCACAGAATATGCAGGCACAGATGGCACAGTGTTGCTGTGATATTAAAGAGACAATCCTAGCAGATGGACAGGCTACACGCCAGTTAATGCAGGATAACACAATTCAAAATCTTAGAGATAAACTTGCAGATCGTGACAGAGATTTACAGTTATCTAACTTCCAGATTTCGCAGGTATCACAGACTAAGAACATTGTGGATGCTGTTAGACCATTCCCAACACCTGCATACATTACAGCAAGTCCTTATGTATCCTATAATGGGTATGCATACGGTGGTTGTAACTGCGGAAGTGTAAATGTGTAAATAATTCAAAGCTTGTTGGAGAATCCATATCTACTAAGTAGACTAGCAATATATTGACGATAGGGTGTCGGGTTCGGCATCCTATTTTTGTTTAGGAGGGAAAATTATGTTAAATGCGGTAAATGTAGCACAGCAGGACGTAAACAGTGGGGCAAACGTACTATTTGCAAACACAAGATATAGTAGTAGGCGTTGTACCTGCAATTATGGGTGGTTGAATCATGTAGAGGGGTCTGGTCTGTTTACGTTAACGAATAGATCGAACTGCCCTATGACTGTAGAGGTAGAATTTAACGGAAATGTATCCGCTAATGCAACAGGAGCAACGGCACTTGCTGTAGAGCTTAACGGAGAAGCTATTGGTGGAACAGAAATGGACTATACAGTAGCTACAGCGAACACATTTCAGAACGTGGGAGCAACAACGGTTGTAACTGTACCATCTTGCGGTAGCTTAATCGTAAGCATCGGAAATGTAGGAACAACAGCGGCAATAGTAAAAGATGCGAATATTATTATAAAGCGTATCTCTTAAGGAGGTGCGATCATGATTGAATTTACAAACAATCTTGAAGTAACAAAAACAGAAGATATCTTTGACGAGATCAACAAAAGATATGTAGCGGCTATGATGATACACGGTCAAATGGCAGACTATTTTAACTTCTTAGGTTTGAAAGGCTACAAAAGATTACATGAATACCAGTTTCTTACAGAAAGCTTGGAGAGACGTGAAATATGCAGGTATTTTGTAGATCATCACGGCAAGCTTTTAAAAGATTCTTTTAGCGGTACTATAAAAGTGATTCCCGACTCTTGGTATACAGCCAGTAGACTGAGTATCGGAAAATCCACAAAGCAGAAAGCCGTAGAGGATGGCTTTATAGAGTATCACAACTGGGAGAAAGAGACAAAAGAAGCCTATGAGAAGTACGCACAGCAACTTAGAACGAACGGAAACGTATCGGATGCACTATTTGTAGAATGTCTGGTAAAAGACGTATCTAAAGAGCTAGAAACAGTTGAAAAGATGGTTACTGATCTAATCTCTGTAGGATACGACATGGTGTATATTACAGAGACACAGGACTGCATTCATGAGAAATACAAAAAGAAGCTTAAGGGGGTCAAATTATGAGTGAAATCAAACATGTTCTGGAAGAACAGCTAGAAAGAGAAAAAAACTCAGCATTAAAACAGCTCACAACATCTAATCTTGATGCAATGTATAAGATTACAACAACATTATGCAATCTTGAAAAGATGGAGCATGGAGACATAGCGGAAACCGTCATGGATGCAGGAGAGAATCTTATTAAGAAGTACAGCAATGGCAAGTATGATAAAAATATAGATGCATTGTATGACAACTACTTAAGTGCTAAAATGGCATACAAAGAAAACGGAGATCAAGGACACCGTGATAAGCTTATGGAATCGGTCGGTAGATTGATGGTGGAAGTGTATGATATGCTTTCTTCTATGGTTATTGATTCTGACTTTATGGACGAGAGAAAAGAGATACAGCGACAGATAAAGAAACTTGCGGAAATGTAAAAAAAGAGGGTATTGAAACGGCATATTTTAGGGTTTACAATAAATATGTAGGAATTATGCAGATTTGCCACAGCCTCCTTGTAAGTACAGAGTTTTTTAAGCGTTTTTGGTTACACGACAACAGGAAAAGAGTTCGAGGCTCGAGTGGGGTTCAAGTCCCCACATTTCTTTTACCTTGACTTAGGTATATAAGTCTTAATCCATTACCGCAGACATAGCGGTATACAAACAATGTAGGAGGATATATATGCAGAATTACGAACAGATTTTAGCAGAATTAGGAATCGAAATCCCAGAAGAGAAAAAGGCAGAGCTTAAAAAAAGACATGCCGAAAATTATAAGACTGTAGCTGACTACAATAAACAGGTAGAAAAATGTAACAGGATAACAACAGAAAGAGATGAGTACAAAACATCTGTAGAAGATGTACAGTCAAAACTTTCAGAGTTAGAAAAAGAAGACGTAAACGGTCTTAAAGAACAGATTTCTACACTAAAAACAGAGATTGCAGACAAAGATAAAGCTATGGATAAACTTTCTAAGCAGGTAGAACTCAAAGAGAAAGTAAACGATTTCTTATCTGGCAAAAAATTTGTAAATACATTTGCAGAAGAAGCTATCCGCAAGGGGATGCTTGAAAAACTGGAAGAAGAAAACGGGAAAAATGCAGAAGATGTTTTTAATGAACTTTATACAACAGATGGGAAAGTAAACGAGGGCATCTTTGTTGAAGAAAAAAAAGAACCTAAAAATAATATTCCAAGTTTTACGACAAAATTTAACAGCGGAGAACGAAAAAAAGGAGTTCAGAAGTTAAATGAAATGTCTTTAGATGCTCAGATTGCGTTAAAGGCAGAAGACCCAGACCTCTACAACTCTTTAGCAAACGACAAATAGAAACCATACCGACTCACAATTTGGAAGTGAGCCGCTAACCTAAAATCCCTTAATAGTTGTAGGTAGATGGGACAAAGATAAGTCCTTATCTATTCTTATTTTGGGTAGAAAGGACTTTTTTTATGCCAAGAACAGGAACTTTTGGCGGATTCGCTTTTGATCCAGAAGTTTTTTCACGATACATGAGCGAAAATGCAACATGGAACGATGCGATTATTGCATCTGGTGTATTAGCACAGGACAATACAATCATGGACTTAATCGGAGAGAAAGGAAACGTTGCAACAATTCCTTTCTATACACCGATTGATGAACAGGACTCACAGGCTTTAAACAACGATGGAGAAACAGACAATACACCTGTTGAAATCACAGGAAAGAAACAGACTTGCATGTTAATCCAGAGAATGAAAGCTTGGAAATCAAAAGACTTTACAAAAGAGTTAACAGGTGCAGACCCTATGACACATGTTGCAAACTCTGTTGCAAGCTTCTATAAGCAGGTAAGAACACGCGACTTAATGACTACAGTTGATGCAGTTTTAAGCCTGTCTGGTATGGAAAACCATATTACAGACTTATCTTTAACTGGCGAGGGTACTGTTGGAGATGTAAACAAAATTGACGATACAACACTTATCTTTGCACAGCAGAAAGCTTTAGGAGATTCCGCTGACAAGATGGGATTACTTGTATTAAACTCTTACATCTACGCAAAATACAAAGCAATGGGACTTGTTGACTACAACAAATACACTATTGCTAACGCAGTAGAAAGAGAAGTAAATCTTCCTACAATCGGTGGATTTATTCCACTGGTAACAGACAGGTTTACAGTTGATACAACAGGAACAAACCCAGTATACAAAACTTATATGCTTGGTACAGGCTCAGTATTGACTTGTGATAAGACAAACTATGAAAATCCTTATTATACAGACTACGACCCAGAAACATCTGCCGGTATTGAAAAGCTGTATACCAAACAGGGTTATGTATTACATCCTAACGGATTTTCTATTAATGCTAACAAGATTGCAAAAGAGTCTCCTACAAATGCAGAGTTAGGAACTAAAGGAAACTGGTCTTTAGCATTTAATCAGAAGAATATCCGTATGGGTGTTATTAAATCCAACGGATAAAAAGGAGTGTGATTTCATGGCGTACATTGACTATGAATATTACAAAACCCTTTTTGGAGAGAAAGCAATCCCAGAAGCAGACTTTAATCGTCTGGTCTGGGATTCTTGCAAGAAGATAGATAATGCCACGACTGGTGTTGACAATGTGAAGAAACTTAAGATTGCTTTTCCAAAAGATGAAGATGATGCAGAAGCAGTTAAAAGATGTGTTTGCGAACTTCTATCAATCACATATAAGATTGAACAGGCAGAAACGAGAGTTGAAGCATCACAGGGTTATATCACATTAGAAGATGGGACAGTGATGAGCAAGCAGGTAGCATCTAAGAGTGCAGGAAACGAGAGTATAAGCTATGTAACTTCCAGTAACGCAGGTACGGCTACATTGATAGATAAGTGTCTAGCGGATAAGGAAGCACAAAAGCAGTTATACTCTGACACAATAAGAGACTACTTATCGGGTGTCGCAGATGCCAACGGAGTAAGTCTACTGTATATGGGAATGTACCCAACGGAGTATTTATGAAAGATTGTAAAGTAAATGTTTTAGGAATTACATATAAAATCAGATTCAGACACGAGAACGAAGATGAAAAACTACAAGAATTGTCTGGTTATTGCGATTATTCAAATAAAACAATAGTCGTTGCAATTTTTGAAAAAAGTGTTGATTCTGTGAATAACATTGAATCGGTTCAAAAAAGTGTGCTTAGGCATGAGATTATGCACGCTTTCTTATATGAAAGTGGTTTAGATGGGCAGTCTTGCAACGTAGATTGTTGGGCAAAAAATGAAGAAATGATTGACTGGTTTGCTTTACAGTCTAAAAAGATTTTCAAAGCTTTTAAAAAAGTAGGGGCATTATAGACAGGGGGATACGATGTATAACGATACAATCACACTTTTTAATAGGTATGAAAGTAAATTAGGAGATACATGGTATCCCTCTATTTTGCATAATACGAACCTAAACATGGATAAAGCAAGCATCGTTGCAAAGTACGGTTCTGACTCACAGGACAATGCTGTATTAAACGTGCAGTATAGCCTAAAAAGCGGTCAAAAGATGGTAGGTAGTAAATTATGGCTACCACCTAAAGAATGGTGTAAACAGACGAATGATAAGCTGTCAGAAGCACTTACATTTAGTTCTAAGGCGAATAGTTTTGATTTCTTTATCGTTGGCGAATGGGAGAACGAAGAACCGATTGCAGAGGATGATTATATTGACGGATTCTATGAAGAAATGAAACTTAAGTATGATTATGTCTTTGCAATAACTGGAAGTGCCTTTTACGACATAATCCAGCATTTTGAAGTAATGGCTAAGTAGGTGGTTATATGGCTAAGAAGAAATTAGGAAATGTTAATGTGAATACACAGAACTTGAGAGCTAATATCAGTCTGGCGAGATTCGATGAACAAATACAAAGTGCTCAATATTGGTTAGATAGTCAAGTTATGACTGATATGGTCCCATATATGCCACACGAAACAGGTACATTTATTAATACTACAAGGGCGAGAAGTGCTTCTTTAGCAGGAACAGGACTTGTTTGTGCAGGTACTGGACCGATGGGACGTTTCTTGTACTATGGTAAAGGTATGGTTGACGAACTAACAGGTTCTCCATGGGCGAGAAAAGGTGCTAAGAAAGTATTAGTCACTGAATTTGCAGGACATACCAATGCAAAAGAAGACCTGTCCTATTCCAATCCAAAAGCAACTCCAAAATGGTTTGAAACAGCAAAGAAGAATCACGGCAAAGCATGGGTTACTCATGTTAAGAAGCAGGCAGGAGGAAGTTGATGGCAGAAGAAAAGAAACCAGTCAAGTACGACATTGATGGTTTTGACGTGATCACAACAGCATTGCAAGAACTGGTAAATCAATTCCCAGAATTAAGAGAGGGAGACGAAATTGCATTTTCTACATTAGATGATGCAAGCGGAAAAGCAATGTTCCCAGTAAGCGGTGCAGTGATTGAATCAGAAAAAGAGAGTATCACTGGTCACGTCACACAGGTTTGCCTGTATCCATTTTGCGTGATCTACCGTATAAGCGGTGCTAATGCAAAACGTAAGGCAGACACGAAAGAGTGGTTGGATAACCTTGGTAAATGGTTGGAAAAGCAAACAATCACAATTAAAAACAACACATATAAACTAGAAGAATATCCAGTGTTGACAGGCAATCGAAAGTTTTTGACGATTGACAGACAAACACCTGCATATTTGGACAGTATAAACGAAAACAAGTCTGAGAATTGGGCTATCAATATTTCTGCCCGATATCAAAACGACTTTGATAGATAAATTAACTATTAACTGGTCTACGACATGATGTAGATCACTGACCTTGAAAAGATAAAGGAGAATCATAATGGCAGTTACAACAGGTAAAATTGACCGTAAGTATATGGCTCATTTCTTAGATGCAGGCTCTTTGTGCGGTGGTAAAACACCATCCTATGAACGTCTTGGAAAAGACTTAGAAGAGTACAATGTCGAACTTAATCCCGATACAGAAACAAGTAAAAATATTATCGGAGAATCTACATTCAAACACAACGGATATGAGGTTTCTTCAGAAGCCGACCCTTACTATGCCGAAGCTGACAGCACATTAAGCCAGAAGTTGCAGGAGATCATTGATAATCGTTACAAAGACGATAATCTGAAAACTACCGCAGTAGAAGTACACCTATGGAAAGAAGCATCAAGCGGAGCTTATGAAGCATACGCAGAAGATTGTTATATTGTTCCAACATCCTACGGTGGAGACACAAGTGGTTACCAGATTCCATTTACAGTTAACTACGCAGGGAACCGCAGAAAAGGTACTTACAACGTAACATCAGGAACATTTTCAGAAAGTGCTACACGGGACTTAAAAGACAACAACAAAGCAGTTTTATCATAACAAGGAGTGCAGGATATGGAAGAACTTAGACGAAAAGTCAAAACTGGGGCATTAAATGTAATTTTAACAAACGAAGATGATGAGGAAATTGGAAGATTCCCATTCAACCCAGTTGATTTAAATATCGTAAGAAGATACGAAGAAGTTGTTGCTAATTTGGAAAAGATGGAACTTCCAGAGAATGCTACAGAAAAAGACATTCTGGAATTATCCGACAGATTAGAAGAACAGATTGATTACTTACTCAACTCTAAAGCTTCTAAATCTGTTTTTTCTATCTGCAATCCGCTGACATTAACAGAAAGTGGAGATTTCTTTATTGAGAATATCATCGTTGAGATTGCGGACGTTATTGAGCAGGTAACAGATCAGCGAATTAAGAAGAAACAGGCGAAGATCAAAAGAGCAACTTCTAAATATCACAAATAAATGGAAGTCTGGGAACTTCCAACATCCATAGTAGTTGGTGGCATTAAGTACGATATTCGTACAGATTTTCGAGCAATTTTGGATATATTAAAGACTTTTAATGATCCAGAGTTTGAGAACGATGAAAAGTGGATTGTTGCTCTTACCATTTTATACATTGATTTTGACGAAATGCCACCGCATGACTATGAAGAAGCAAGAGAAAAAGCCATCGAATTTATTGACATGGGTATAAAAGACGATGGGAAGAAAAAACCGCACACAATGGACTGGGAACAGGACGGTGCGGTTATTATTCCATCGGTTAATAGGGTCTTAGGAAGAGAAATCAGAGCCATGCAATATCTTCATTGGTGGACTTTTTTGGGAGCTTATATGGAAATCGGAGAATCCTTGTTTTCACAGATTCTTAATGTTCGCATAAAGAGAGCGAAAGGAAAGAAACTTGATGACTGGGAACGTGATTTCTACAAAGAGAATAAGAATCTTATTGATTTAGACGTTAAATACACCGAAGAAGAACAAGCAGAAAGAGACAGACTTAATGCACTTCTTAATGGACAGAAAGGGGTGTGATTAAATGGCTACACAAAAAGCTGATGGAAGTATTTATATCAAAACAGAAATTGATACAACCGAAGCAAAAGCAAGTGTGAAAGAAATCGCATCCCTTTTAAAACGTTTATCCAATCAAGTGAAAACCATTGGGAAATCAATGGAAAAAGCCATGAGTGGCGGTATAAAAGCACCAGATACAAAAGGTATGGACGTTGTCGAAAAAAAAGCAAAAACCGTGGCTGAGGAACTGGAAAAGACCGCACAGGCAGAAAAAAAACTTGATAACATAGACATTAAGACGACTGCACTTGATACGTTAGATAAAGCAATAGAAACAACAGGACAGAAGCTTGCAGAGTTGGAAAAAGCACAGATGGATGTATTCAACAGAAATCAAAGTGCAACTTCTTCTCCTGCATTTCAAGCAATGGAAAGTGCAGCGGCTAAACTAGATCAGCAATACGAAGAACTTCTTGCAAAGAAAAAGCAGTTAGAAGTACCGACAGCTAGTACAGACAGTGGCTTACCTAAAAGTGCAAAACTTACTGGTGGAACAGGTCTGGCAAGTGAGGAAAGTGCTAACGCATTAGCTAAACTTAATGCAGAGATCACGGGCACAGAAACAAATGTAGAACTGTTAAATAACAGCTTGGAGCAAACAGCACAGGCACAACAAAAGATAAGTGACAGCTCTATCAATACTACAGCTTATCAGATTCTTGAGCAGACACTACAGCAGGTAGAATCACAGTTTAATCAAGTTGCACAGACTCAGCAAGAGTTGTTCGCAAGGAATCAGAGTGTTACTTCATCTCCTGCTTTTATGGCATTAGAGAGTGCGGCAGAGAAGCTTGGTCGGCAGTATGATTCATTACTTGCTAAGAAACGGCAGTTAGAAAGCGGTGGGGGAGCAGTACAAACACCTGCGATCAAGACAGCCCCTATGACTGGTGCATATTCTGCCACGGCATCTAGTGCAAGTCAAAAAGCTTTGGATGCCTTAAACAAAGAAATAACACAGACAGATGCAAAAGAAAAAGAACTTGTTAACACAAATAGTAGGCTTGGTTCATCATTTAAGAATGTCAGTCAGTCTGCGGACAGTGCTAAGACAAAGACAGGCGGTATTTCATCTATCTTTAGTAGGATGGGTGGAGTCGTATCTGGACTTGGAAAACGTCTTGGTGGACTGGCACAGAACTTCACAAGCACAACAAACAGTGCTAATAATGCAAGATTTTCTATTGGTCGAATGGTCGGTATGAGTATATTATATTCTACCGTTTTTGGAATGATTTCTAAAGTTAACAGTGGAATCATGACAGGCATCAATAACCTTGCACAGTATTCGTCAGCTACTAATGCTTCGATATCCTCCATGATGTCAGCATTAACTCAGTTACAAAACAGTTTGGCAACAGCATTTGCCCCGATTTTGTCCGTAGTTGCACCTATATTAACGGCATTCATGAATATGTTATCAAAAGCGATCACGTATATAGGAATGTTTATAGCGGCACTGACAGGACAGAAATCTTTTACGAAAGCAAAAGCTGTACAAGAAGATTATGCGGCATCACTGAACAAAACATCCAGTGGAGCTAATAAGGCGGCAAAAGCTACAAAGAATAACGCAAATGCCACAAAAAAAGCAAATAAAGAGATACAAACATACCTGTCTGGATTAGATGAAATCCGACAGTATCAGAAAGAAAAAGATAATGATACCCCTAGTTCTTCCACACCGTCAGCAGGCGGTGGCGGTGGAGTGGGCGGTGGTTACACTGGTCCATCCATTGGAGATATGTTTGAGAAAGTCCCTATTGAATCCTCCATCGCAGATATTGCTAAGAAGATTAAGGGCCTCGTAAAAAAAGAGGACTGGGAGGGACTTGGAGCTTATATTGCATCGGGTATCAACAAAGGATTGCAAAAAATCTATAATGCCATCAATTGGGATAATGTAGGCCCGAAGATTACATATTTTGTGAACGCATTTACACGGACATTCAATAGTCTTGTTGATCACATAGACTGGGATTTAATGGGACGTACTGTGGGTGCAGGTATTAATACAATTGTCAATACACTGAATCTGTTGATAGAGGGAATCAATTGGAAAAATCTTGGTTCAAAAATTGCAACAGGTATCAACGGTTTATTCAACGAAGTAAATTGGAATAATGTAGGGCAGTTGTTTGCAAATAAAATAAATGTTCCGTTTCAAATGTTAGAGGGAGCTGTAAATACTCTTAACTGGGCAAAAATAGGAACGTCAATAGGTGGATTTTTGAATGGTGCAATCAACCAGATAGATGTTAAGTCTATTGGTACAAGCTTATCTGGATTAGCATTAGGAATATTAACAACATTAGATAATGCACTTACTACAACAAACTGGTCACAGCTTGGCACAAAATTAGCAACATTATTAACATCCATTGATTGGGTCGGAATATTTGTCAATGCAATATCTGTTGCAGGGAAAGCCATTACAGCATTAACACAACTCGGTGTGTCTTTTATGGATAACTTGGCAAAAGGTATTACAAATGGGACACAGCAGTTTATTAGTAAGGGATTATCAGCATTGACGAGTTTTACTGCAAACTTAAGAAGCAATGCAGGAAAATTAGTAGATTCTGGTTTAAAGCTTATGTTAAATCTTGCAAAAGGTATAGCAAAAGCAATGCCAGACATCATCAAAAATGTACCACAGATTGTGATTAATATTGCAGGCGTTATTAACGATAATGCCCCTAAGATATTACTTGCAGGAGTACAGCTTATCGCAATCTTGCTCAAAGGTCTCATCCAGTCAATACCGACATTGATCGCAAACGTGCCAAAGATTGTGCAGGCAATCGTCAGTGTATTTACAGCTTATAATTGGCTATCACTTGGAAAAAGCCTCATCACAGGTATTAAAAACGGAATTATGAATGCAAAAAATACTGCGGTTGATGCTATGAAGAATACATACAATGGCGTGATTGATGCGATAAAGAATTTACCGTCTAAACTCAAAGGACTTGGAGAAAACGGAATTAAAGGGATAGGCAATGGAATTACTGGGAAATTGTCTGGGCTTAAAACAACGGCAGGAAAAATATTGACCAATATTATAGAAGCGGTTAAAAATCTACCTAGAGAGTTGGCAAAAAAAGCGACATCTGCTATTAGGGATATGAAAACTACATTTAAAAATGTCGATTGGGGAAGTGTCGGTATGAATGTAGTAAAAGGTATAGCAAAAGGCGTTGGAGACTTTGCATGGATTCTTGTTGATAAAATGACAAGTCTTGCACAGAAAGCATGGGAGGGCGTTAAAGATTTCTTTGGAATCCATTCTCCATCAAGACTTATGAGAGATACGGTAGGTAAGATGATACCTGCAGGTATCACAGTAGGTCTTGAAAAAGCTTTCCCAGATACGATTGATACATTATTAGACCAATCTAAACAGTTGGCAAATGTACCATTTACAGCACCATATGTAGCAAGTGGAGCGGTAATACCTGCGAAAGCATCCGCAGTGATCGCACAAAAGCAACACAGTACAGATAGCAATAACAATGACGTACTTAATCTACTAGAACAGCTATTATCTGTTATGAAGTCCTTAGAATCAGACAACAGCGGTAACAACGGTGGAGATTATCACTTCACAGCACAGATTAACCGCAGGACGTTGTTTGATGAATTTATCGAAGAAGCAAAACTAAGACAAATGAGTAATGGTAGAAATCCATTCAGCCTTGCGTAGAAAGGAGTAAAAAATGGCACAGGATTATATAAAAATCAATAATAAAAAAGTCTGGCAACCAGATTCAGACACAGCTGTAGCATTTGAAACTACCTATACGCAAGGTAGCACAAGGGCACAGTCTGGTAAAGGAAAGTTTACCCCGATGTTCACAGTAGAGCGATTTACATACAGTGCATCGGATGTGCCAATGTCTAAGGTTACGGAAATATTAGAAATGGTGGCACGTGGTAAATCTTTTGATTTACATTATTTTTCTGTATTTTACGGAGAGTGGAGAACAGCAAAGTTTTATGTCGGACAGGTATCGGACATTAAGATAAAAACACTTAAAAATAACCATGAAAAAGTATCAAGTATATCTTTCAATATGCAGGGGGTTAACCCGATATGATAAATGTAAGTGATGAATTTAAACAGCTAATGACAGAACGACAAGATTTTAAATGCAATGCAGAAGTAACGCTTGCGAATGGAACTGTACTGCCATTAGGAGAAGATGATTTTTCAATAGATAACAATAGTCTAGTCGATGCGGCAGGTGCTAACACCATTCCTTTAGGTGTTGCACTCAGCCGTAATGTCCAGTTAGAAATCATGAATGGCGATGATCACTTATCCAATTATGACTTCTTTGGAGCAAAAATAAGACTGTATCTAACATTTGAATTATCAGAGACAACAGAAAAAATTGAATACGGTACATTTACAGTTACACAGCCAGAGGGCTACGGAAACGTTGTAACTATTGTCGGATACGATGATATGTACAAAGCTGATAAGGCATACAGCACAACATTGACGTTCCCTGCGACAGCAAAGAGCGTGTTAATTGATAGTTGTGATACCTGCGGTATATTGATTGGAGACAGTAACTTTTTGCATAACGATTTCCAAATACCATCCATGCCATCAAGTGAGTATACACACCGACAAATTATAGGATTTATTGCAATGATTGCCTGCGGAAATGCAAGAATTGACCGCACAGGGCGATTACAGATAATGACCTATGATTTTGATTATGATAGTGAGGATATTCATAAATTGGTTGATTACAATAAACTGACAAGTGATACGAACGATGTGCAGGTAACAGGCGTGCGAATGACACAAAAGGTTACTACAACCGATGATGATGGCAATACAAGTGACACAGAAAAAACGGTACAAGTTGGTAAAGATGGTTATGTTTTATCTGTAGAGAACCCACTTGTAACAGGGCATGAAGAGACACTTATTTCGTGGATTTATGAAAAGTTTGAAAATGTGACTTTTAGAGCTTTTACGATGGACTATATATCTTATCCAATAGCAGAGTTTATGGATAAGATTAAAGTTACAGATTGGAGAGAAAATAGCTTCTATTCAGTATTAACAGATGTAAACTTTGTATTCTTCGGATATACAACATTAAAGAATAGTGCAGAATCTCCATTGCGTAACCAGAGCAACTACACATCAAGTAATCAAAAAGCGATCATACAAGGTAAACAGTTAGTTGAGCAGGAAAGAAATAACCGTCAAAATGCTTTAGATAAGATGCAAGAAGCATTAAAAAATAGTAACGGAATGTATTCAACACAGGAAGTTCTATTGGATGGCTCAACAATATATTACCTGCATGATAAACCGACAATGAAAGAATCAAAGAATGTTATCAAATTGACAGCAGAGGTTATTGGTTTTTCTATTGACGGTGGTAAAACATATCCTTATGGATTCACGATCACTGGGGAAATGGTAGCAAGATTGCTTTATGTAGAGGGAATCAATGCAGATTATATCAATACTGGTGCATTAAAAGTCAAAGATAAATCTGGAAACATTATCTTCTATGCAGACATGGAGACTGGTACTGTAAAGATTTCTGGAGATAACGTCACAATCGGTGGTAAATCAGCACCAGAAGCAATCAGTGATGCAGTGAAAGAATCTAAGAACTACGCAGATGGTAAAGTATCAGATTTTGCAGAAACAGTTACAAAAAGTGTAGCGGACCTACAGAACCAGATAGACGGACAAATTGAGACGTTCTACTACGATTACGAACCAACATTAAAAAATATCCCTGCTTCTGACTGGACAACAGAAGATGATAAAAAGAAGCATGAGGGAGACTTATTTTATTGGAAATCTAAAGGATATGCCTACAGATTCTTCAAAGATGGCGACACATGGAAGTGGCAGTTAGTACAAGACACGGACGTTACAAAAGCATTAAGGACAGCATCTTTCGCACAGTCCACAGCAGACAGTAAATGTCGTGTATTTTTGACACAGCCTACACCACCTTATGATACTGGCGATATGTGGAATCAAGGACAGAACGGAGACATCCTTACTTGCGTTGTAGCAAGGGGAGAGGGTGCAAGTTATGTGGAAACCGACTGGCAGAAGCTTAACAAGTACACGGACGATGAGACAGCCAATAAGGCACTGGAAGAAGCCAGAAAATCTCGTGCAATGATTATCAATCTGGACAACGATTATCAAGCAATCACGACAGATTATAAGGGAGAGTACACAACGTTTCCAGAGTGCCGCACGACAGCACAGGTTTTGTACGGTCATACCGACATATCTAACGACTGTACTTATAATGTGCAGAAGTCAAGCGGTGTCGTAGGTTCTTGGAACAATTCAACTCACACATACACTGTGACAGCATTAACAACAGACGTGGGATGGGTGGATATTACAGCAAATTACCTAAATACATATTCTGTTACGAAAAGATTTGACATTGCTAAATTAAAAGGCGGTATCCCTGGAGAGACAGGTGCAAAAGGAGATAAGGGAGAAAAAGGGAATACGGGAGCAACTGGTCCGCAAGGAAGTGCAGGAAGAACGTACTTCATGGAAACATCGTCAAGTATCGTGAAAATGTCTGCAGACAACACGATTGTGCCGAACTACATTACATTATCTGGTTACTACCGTGACGGTACAGCAACAGCACGTACAGCCTATAAATGTAGATTCAAAATTGAAGAAACAACAGACGGAGATACATACACGACCGTTTATACTTCATCCTCAGATGAAACGGACATTACTCACGCACTGTACTCTGTACTAGCGAGTGGTTCAAGCGGTATCACAGCAAGCGGTTCAAGTGGTATCGGTATCTCAAGAAATCTTACAGCGTTAAGGTGTACGATGTATGCCGCAGGTGGATTTTCACAGGTGTTGGATATTGAGACAATTCCAGTAGCCATTGACGTAGATGCACTGACTCACGAAGATATATTCAATCTGCTGACCAACGACGGAGCATGGCAAGGTATTTATCGTGGGTCTGACGGTAAGTTGTATATCAATTTTACTTATGCTAGAGGTGGAACATTAAATCTTGGTGGAAAAGCAAACACGTACGGTAATGGACAAATGCACGTTTATGATGCAAATGACAATGAAATTGTTGACATAAACACGAAAGGGATAGTCGTAACGCATTATATATCAGGCATGGGAGAAAAGCCAATATCATATGTGTGTATAACACCAGACGTGTTCGGTGGTATATATTTATCTGAAAACAAGGATGGAACTGGTGCATGTGCGATTTTGTCCCCAGATGAGATTGTATTAAAAAATAACAGCAGTGGACCAATTACAGTACAGACAGACATAACAATGCATATGACGGATGAATCACTTTATCTTGGGTCGGTAAGTGAATATAAATTTCATTTTGGAAAAGAAAGATCAAGTTTTTATCAGCCAGTTACTATTGGCGGAAGTTTGTCTGTTACCGGAGAAAAAAACAGAATAATAGATACAGAAAATTATGATACAAGAAAGCAGTATTGTTATGAAACAGCAACCCCATATTTTGGAGACATTGGAACGGCACAAACTGATGATAAAGGAAAGTGTTACATCGACATTGACGATATATTTTCAGAGACAGTAAACACAGGTGTTGAGTACCAAGTATTCTTGCAGAAAGAGGGGCAAGGCGATTTATGGGTAGAAGAAAAGACCGATAGTTACTTTGTCGTTCGAGGCACTGAAAACCTTAAATTTTCGTGGGAAATCAAAGCAATTCAGAGAGATTACGAATTTGAACGACTTGAAAAATTCGATAACTCAGAAAAAGAAGAAGTGATTGACTATGAGAAAGAATATATGGAAGAAATCAACGATTTAATTAAAGTACGACAAAAAAGAAAGAGAAATGATAATAACGTATCAACAAAAACGAGTCTTTCATC